TGCAGAAGGTGACGAGGTGGCCCGTCTCCTTGATGCGGGGCAGGAGCAGGTCGAGCGTCGCCGCCCAGAAGGTGCCCAGGATTGACACGTCACCCCAGGACCGCTGCCACTTGACCCGGCTCTGAAAGTGCGCCGCTGGCATGAAGAACGGCGGGTCCGTGACCACGGCATCCACGCGGGCGAGTGACGGGACGATCTCCCGGCAGTCGCCGTGGTAGATCGTTACCTGGCCGTCGGTCCAGTACGGCTCACGGGAGGGTGGGCTCACCATCGACCGCCCGTGGCGAGGAGCCAGATGGCGATGACCCAGCAGGTGGTGATGGCGGCGAGGAGCCACCACCGGTACGCGCGTCCAGGAGGTTTTTCGTGTGGGCCGCGACGCTGGGCACGGTGAGCGCCAGGCCGGTTACGAGCAGAATGTCCGACGGGGTAGCCGAGAATGTCTGCGAGAGGATCAGGATCATGCCGGTCCCGGTGAGCGCCACGTCCTTGATCGCCGACCATGCTGTATCCCAACGCACTTCATCCCATCTTTCCCGGACAGAACGGTTATCTTGAGCGGATGAAGCGCACACTGCGCCGCGCGGTCGCGCACTACATGCGGCACGGGTACCGGCAGGACCGCTGCCCCTACTGCCGCCCGTTCACTGGAGGGTGACGGCGCCCTTTCCCGTCGTGCCAGTCCCTTGATGCGTTACCGTGACGGGCATGCCCGCCCGGTTCGTCATCGCGGTACTGCTGTTCGCTGGGATCGCCGTGGCCTGCGTGGCCATGCTGCGCCCAGCGCACGTCGCCCCGGCGAACCACCTGCACGTCATCGTCCACTCGACAGCGCCGTGACCGGAGGAAGAATGCTGCCAGTTCCCCGTATCATCGCGAGCCGCCCGGTGATCCTGATCGCCGCGGCCGTCCTGGCCGCGCTGGGCCTGGTCTACGCCGGGACGCGCCCGGCTCACAGCGCGTCGTTCAGCAAGAACGGCGTCAGCATTACCGTCTCGGTCACCTGCACCACCCAGAAGACCACGGTGACCGAGACGACCCGGTCAGGTGGCAACCCCGGTTTCGCGGCCCGTGTGCGCGGCCAGGGCGGCACCTGGTACCAGGGACCGGAGACCTCTGGGGTGGGCAGCACCTCGACCGCGTTCCTGCAGGCCCCATCGGTCCCGGCATCTGGGCATGGCGTCCGCGTGTTCTGGCTGTCCGGCGCGCAGAACTACACGTTCTGCTAATCCCTGCGCGGTCATAGGCTGACGTGCCCTGCCACGGTCTGGTCGTCCATCGTGTACCAGACCGGGCCGGTGAGCGACGCCGACCACTGGTAGGTGCCGTTCGCCATGATGCGGACGCGGCGGGCGGCCATCGTCTCCCCGGTGCGCGTGTTCTGCAGGATGTCCCCGGGGGCGACGGCGGCGAACTCTGGCACGACCTGCACCGGGACCTGGTCCGGGGGGGCGGCTAGCTGCCCGCCGAACACGCCGGCCGGTGAGATGGTCATCGTCCCCTGCGGCTCCGAGTCGGGGCCGAAGTAGGTGAACGTGTCCCCAGTGATCTGGTCCTGGGATTCAAGGCGGCCGATGAGGATGAACGCCTGCCCCGGTCGCAGGTCGGCGAGGGTCACCAACTCAGCCGACCCTGGTGGCGAGGAGGACCGACCCGGAGTGGACGATCGTCGCGGTGCCCGAGCTCGTGTTCTGCGCCCATTGCATCTGCAGGTTCCCCGCGGTGCCGCCGGTCTGGACGGTGCCGGAGGCGTTGAGGACGAGGAGGTTCCCGGCGCCGTTGCTGCCCGCCGCGCTGACGGTGGTCGCGTTGATCTGGTTCCAGTTGACGGCGACGGCAGTGGTGGCCCGGTAGTAGGTGCCGGCGGTGAGGGTCGCCCCAGCGGGGACCGTGTAAGCCCATTTGATGTCAGACGCGTTGAGAGTGCCGCCTTCGTAGACGACGAAGTTCTGGAACCAGTAGTAGGCGTTCGCGGCGAGCGCGACGGCCAGCGCGGAGTCGTTGACCAGCGCGGTTGAGGACGTGACGGACTGATTCGCCGTCTTGTACCCCACCAGTGGGACAAACCAGCTGTCGACGTCGCTCGCCGTCAGAACTTGACCGGCTATCCAGGTCGGCGGTGCTACCAACGGTTACTCCCTTAAAAGGTCAATGCGCTGCTGCCGAGCTGGCCCAGCGTGGCGTTGCCCAGGGTGAAGAATGAGTAGCGGGAGGCGGCCTGCAGCGTCCAGGTGGTGACCCAGCCGGCGTCGAGGTTCCACGTGTGGTAGATGCCGCGGATGAAACAGTCCCGCGTGATGGGTGAGGCCATGCCAGGTGGCTGGCGCCACACCTGTATCCGGTCACCCAGGTCGCGGCCGAGCGCATGCGGCCACAAGTTGTCAGGGTCGGCGGGGGGCTGCAGCGTCAGCTCGTCGAACCGGGTTTCGTCGTGCCTGGCGATGTAGGCGACATAACTGGCCCATTGGAGGGTGTCGGTGTCGGTTTGCAGCAGCAATTCGCCGGCGGTGTAGGTGCGGGGGAACAGGTAGGTGGCGATCGAGGCGGCGTCGGTGACTTCCTGCAGCGTGCCACCGGCGCGGGTGGCCTGCACGTCGTTGGCGAGGGTCGTGTCGTCGCAGGGGATCGTGACGGCGCTGTAACGGAGCATGCCGCCGTAGGTGCCGGTGTAGGCGCCGCCGTAGCCGTCGCCGCTGTCGCCGAACACGGCCTGAACCGTGTTCGACCGGGTGTCGTTCATGGGGGCGTGGCGGTCGCGGAACACCACCGTCCCCTGGGCGTCCATGTAGATTTCGCCGATCTCGCTGAGGGCGGTGTCCTGCAGCAGCTGCAGGACACTCGAACCGTAAGTGGTGCCCTGCAGCGGTGAAATCCCCAGGTCAATGTCGCGCTGGCCGCGCGCCGGGTCGTACCAGCCGGCGGCGTTCAGGATCCGGCTGACCCGCGCGCCGGCAAGTTCCCCCGCCCCCACGGAGGAACCGAGGGTGGCGAGTGTGATGCCCTCGAAGACGCGGAACGCGTCGGAGGCGGTGAGGACGGTCTGCGCGTAGAACGCGCCGAAATCCTCGGTCGGCGGCACCCATGAGGACGTGAACCCGGAGAACAGGGGATAGGTGATACCGGCCCAGGTGATGCGGATCCGCAGCGGGATCATCGGCCGTATCTGCGTCACCCCGCCAGACACGTACGGGCCGGCGAGATTATCCGGTGAAAATCTCGCATCGGAGTTGTTGAGCGTGACGGTAGCGGTCGCGGCCTCGTAGGAGACGAGGGGGCCCTGCTGCCGGTTCCCGGGGCGGCTGACGGAAATGTCATGCACGAAGGCGGTGATGTCGGTCCAGATGGTGCCGGCGGCGAGGGTGCCCGTGTCGAGTTTGCCGAGGGTGACGTCGTCGAGGACCAGGTTCCCGGCGGCTATCGCGGCGGGCCCGGCGGTGAACCCGGCTTCGACGATGGGCACCGGGTAGCCGTCGAGGGGGCTCACCGGCGCCAGCCGCTGCCGGAGGACCGTTCGTATTCTTTGATGGCGTGGACGTATGAGCGGCCGATCTGCGCAATGCTGGCGCCGGGGGGCACGTTGATGGTGACGTTGTAGGTCACTCCACTGCGGCCGGCGGGGGTGATGTCTACCCGTTCCCGGCCGCGTTCACCGACGCCGATCACGGTAGGCCGGTCGAACCAGCCGTGGAACCCGGACCCGTACCAGTTGAACGCGCGTTCATGCGCCCACGCCGCCTGTGAAGACCCATACCGGCCGGCGATGTAATTTATCCCCCACATGATCTGCGCCTTGTAGTCACCCAGGTTGTACGGGTGGCCGTGTCCAAGCGACTGGGGGATGCCGTACGCGCCCGAGCTCGGGTTGACGGCGTACGCGTTCCAGCCGGATTCCTGGTTCCAGAGGGAGAGCAGGGCGGGGAAGCTCCAGCCGCGGGGGAGGACGCTGGCTGCGAATGACTGGGCAAGCCTTGCGCTGCCGGACCGGGCGCCAGTGTCGGCGAAGCCGCCCGCGGCGGCGATGGCTGCGGCCTTCGACGCGTTCGCGACGAGATGGGCGTGGTCTTTCAGGCCCATCGCGAGGCCTTCCATCATGTTCCGGCCCATGTGGTAGAAGTCGCCGGTCGGGGAGTGGTGGAGGAGCCGGGCGAAGAACCCGACGATCCTGGAGACGAACCCGCTGAACCAGCCGAGGATGTTCGAGCCGACGCGCCTGATCCCGTTCAGCATCTCGTTCATCGCGGCGGAGGCGAACGCGGCGAGGCCGTGGCCGAGGCCGCGCAGCGCGCCCAGCGCGCGGCCGGGGAGGGTGCGGAACCAGCCGATGACGTCGCTGATGCCGCCCCGGGCGCGGGTGACGGTGTTCCGCCAGATCGCGTCCCACGCGGCGGCGATGTCGTGGCGGATGCTGCCGAACACGTGGGCGATGTCATGCCAGAACGCTTTGGCGCTGTTGATGATCGCGCTGAAGAACGCTTTAGCGCTGTTGCGGAGGGTGTTCCACAGATGATCCCACGCGGTGGCGATGTCGTGGCGGAACGCATCGAAGGACGACGCTATGCCGTGCCAATCGGTCCTGAACGAGCGCACGACGGACTTGCCGAAGCGGATGGCCTTGCCGATCGTGTCCTGCCACGACCTGTCCCACGACGCCGCGATGAAATGCCGCCCGGTGTCGAAGATGTGCTCGATGTCGTGCCAGAGATCCTTCCAGCTGTTGAGCGCGCCCTTGCCCTTGTCGGTGCCGAACGCGTTGTCCCACCAGTTCTTCCCCTTCCCGCTGGACGTGCTCTGCAGGACCGGCTTGACGATCAGCTCGGTGATGGCGACGGCGACGGCGCCGCGCATGACCCACTTCAGCCCGGTTGACTTCTGCAGCGCGGCCAGTGCCCCGCCCGCCCCCGCACCCTCCGCCGCGCCCCCGGCGGCCTGCCCGGCCAGGGACCAGCCGGTCAGCTTCAGCCCAACCTTGACAACCCCCAGCTTGTTCAGCAGCAGCAGCGCCCCGACGGCTTCGGTGAGTCCCTTCTGCCAGCCCTTGGGCAGCCCGGCGATCATGTGCAGGAAGTCACCGAGCACCTGCAGTTCCAGCGTCCCCACCGTCGTCGCCCCAGCGAAAATCCCCGGCAGAAGCTTCCCCAGATCCTTCAGGATGCCCTTGACCACGGGCCCTTCGTCATGCAGGAACTTCATGAACCCGCGCACGTCCCGGCGGGCCGCGGCCGACCTGGACCAGGTGAGGAACCCGTCGCCGATCCCGGAAAGCCACATCCCAGCCGCGTTGAAGTTCGCCCCGTTCGCGGCGAGGTCCTTCCCCAGGCTGAAAATCCCCTTGGCAATATCGGTGACGAACTGGCCGATGCGGAACAGCTGCTGGGCTGAGAAGTTCCCGAACGCCGCCGCCATGTCCCTGATCCGCTGCGCGTGCACCGGGTCGGAGAAATACGTGTTGAGCGTGATCCCCCACAAGGTGAACGCGTCGGCGACGGGCTTGATCAGCGGCTTGAGGAACTGCAGCCCCTTCGTCAGCACAGGCAGCCACACATTCAGGGTGGGCACGGTGATCGCCTGGCTGATGGACTCCCACTTCTGCTGGAACTTCTGGTAGTTGTCGATCAGGTCCAGGTAGCCCTTCGCCCAGCCCGCTTTCAGGTCGTGGATCTGCTGCTCGACCGCTTTTTTCTGCTTCGCGGTGGTGGCCTTGTTCAGCGCCAGCTCCAGCGTCTGCAGCTTCTGCAGGTCCTTACTGGCATTTGACAGCACGGAGGTCACCATCAGGCCGAACCCGGCCGCACCAGCGGCAGCCGCGCCGAAGCTGACACCGATCGCGCCCACCGCTGCGGACGCCTCCGCGGCGAGGGGGATCAGAGTAGGCAGCAGCGCGGCAGCAGCGCCCAGCGCGGACGGCTGGAGAAACGACGACCCGGCCAGCTTGCCGAGCCCGCGGCTAACGTCAATGTGGACTGTGGCACGTTTGGTGCTGAGCTTGTCCATCTCCAGTTCGAGCTTGCGGATGTCCAGCAGCGCCCGCGCCTGCCCCTCAACGCCGATCTTCCCCGTAGCGACCGACTTCGCCAGCTTCGCCATCTTCAGGTCGAGCTTGTCAAGGGCGAGGTTCGCCTTGTCGTCGCCTTCCAGCCCCACCCGGGCCTTCGCCGTCTTCTTGCTGATCTCGTCCAGCTTCTCCAGCACGTGGTCCGCTGACCCGGCGATCCGCTCGAACGTCGCCGACGCCGCATCCACAGCGTTAACGACGTACTGGATGGTCGCCACGTCACACGCCTCTCACTGGCCCGGCCTGCTGCCGCTCTTCCTCCGCCTTGCGCTGGGTCTCGTACTCGTGGAAGGCGAGCCACTCGCTAAGCTCCCGGCTGCTCACTTCACTGAGGAGGCCTTCGACGGTTTTGCCGAGGTCGCGGGCGAGGCGGAAGACGAAGACGCGCCATTCGCTCCGCCGAAATTTGCGGTCAGGTCCTCCACGTCCTTCTCACCCATCCCCGACAGGCGGGTGGCCACCTCGAACACGCGGTCAAGTGCGGCCCCCGACTTCTCGCCGAGCACGTCGATGTCCGCAGCGTCGAAGAGGCGTTTCCCGTCCTCGTCCACGGTGCAGCGGATGACGATCTTCGCGCGGGTGTTCGCCCAGTTCTGGACCAGCTGGCCGCCGCGCTGCTGCGCCATCGATGCCTCGAACTCGTCCCGCTCCCGCCCGGTCATGCCACGTACGAGCACCGTGCCGCCCCACTCGGGGACGTGCACCTCTTCGGTGGGGAGGTCATCCTTTTTGAGGATGTCATCGCGGGATAGCCTCAACTAACATCTCCTTGAATAGGGGGCGCCAGATGACCGCCACCGGGCAGCCACGTAAACGTCACCGTGTCCGCAGCGTCCTGCTCACCGTGGCAGCCGCCATCGGACTCTGGCTCATCATCGGGCTGGTGCTAGCGCATATCCCCGTCTAGCCGTTGAGCTGGCGGGTGATGTCGTCCAGCGCCTTGCCCAGCGCGTCACGCGCAGCAGGGCCGAACGGCCGCGCCGCCCCGTAGAAGTAGGGGTGGCTGGGCTGTGTCACCCACGGGTCCTTGCTGCGGCCGTAGACCGGGTGGCGCCACCGGTTATGCCGGCCCTTGTCCGCGACGCCCTCCATGTACAGCGGCAGCCCGAGCTCGCGCGGCGGCATCCGCTTCGGGTTCATCTCTACCGCCACGTTCACCGAACGCCCGCCGGATTCCCACGACGCCACCTCGGCGCACGCGGCGATGCGGGCGCGGAGCCCCGTGTGTTTCTCCCCCGTGGCGGGGATCGCCAGCACCGCAGCGCGCACCCGCGGGACGAACGGCCGCGCCGCGCCGGTCAGCCTGCCCTTGAACAGGTCTTTGACTTTGCGGTCGTTCATCGCGCGGAGCTCGCGGGCGATGACCCGCAGGTCAGCGTTCCCCCGGGTGTGGACACTTGTCCGCACCGTCACGTCAGGCATTACGGCACCGTGACGTTCTCCGCCGGGATCTTCGTCACGTAGTAGGTGAAGTTCAGCACCGTCGGGGCACCGAACGCCGTCGGCTCCGCCGCCGACCCCACCTTCACCGGGAAAACCGTCATCTTCCGGCCGGTGATGTCACCACCGGGGAACTTCACAATGAACCCCACGGCGTTACGCGGCATCAGCGTCCTCGCGTCGGCCTCCGCGATATCGGAGTACATGTCGAGCGTGGACCCGTCCACGGTGATCTTCCCCGGGATCTGGGAGGTGAACGTGGTCGCCAGGTCGGGTGTGTCGACCGCGCCGGAGACGATGCCCCAGTTCCCGGACCCGGCGACCTCGGGGGTCAGGTTCGTTCCCGCGTTCAGCTCAGCCCGCGACGGCGCCTGATAACTCGCCATGGTGACCACCCAGTAGAACGCGGTCGCGCCTTCGGGGATGAACCGGTTCGATGCGGAGATGTTCGGCGCCACCATTACGCTTCACCCTTCTTGCTGGCCTTGCTGGCTGCGGCCTCCTGCTCGGCGCGGGCGGCCTCGTTCGCGTTGTGCTCGGACAGGAGCAGCCACCCGGACTGGCGGTAATGCGGCAGCGACTCCTCCGGCACGGCCACCTGCCCGCTGGTGCCGGGGTGGTAGATGACGACGTCGCTCATGGGATCGTGATCACCGCCACGGACGACGCGGTCAGCGTCCCCGACCAGGTGAGCGTCACCGGCCCCGTCCCATACACCGTGGACGGCAGCGGGATCAGCTGGCTGGTCGCGGTGTTGATGGTGACGGAGCGGCTGGTCACCGCCTGCGTGCCGTCAACGTTGGGGATCGGGATCGCCACGGTCGCCGACGCGGACGACGGGCCGTTGACCCACAAGCCGATACCGGCGCCGGTGGGGACGGTGTCCACGCTGCCCGTGGTGGGCAGCGTGAGGGTTATGACAGCCCCTCCGTGCCCCGGGGCCTGCACTGTGAAGGCGGTCATGCTTTCTCCTTTAGGCGCCGATGAAGCTGATGAACGTGATCGTGAACGCGACCTGAACTGTCGTGCCCTCCGCGTTGGACTGCTGCAGCGTGATCCCGGAGACCCCCGGCAGCTGGAACGAGACGTTGCCGCCGAACTTGTCCGTATTGGTGCGGATCAGGTCTTCTACGGCGGCGAGGATCGCGAACGCGGCGGTGCGGACGATGCGCATGTCGTCGGTGCCGGCCCACGCGACCGCCGCGCAGTGGATCGAGGTGGTTTCCTGCCGGTGCTGCGCGGCGCCCTGCCGGATCTGCTCCGACGTGGCGGAGATGGGCGCCTGGTCGGTGAACACGTCATCGACGCCGACATACAGGGCGAGCGGCGCCGGGTCGGCGGTGGTCGGTGGCCCGTCGAACACCAGCACCGGAGGCGTGGCCGCGCCGAGCGTGGCGGCGGAGGTGAACGCGTTCACCAGGTAGTCGATCAGCGCCGGAACCCGCGACGTCGTCATGAGGGCCGCCCGCCGCGGCGCCGCTCACGCAACTTGCGCCGCACCACCATATGGGTCACTACCGCCACGGCGTTCACCACGACCGCCACGATCACCCACCCGGTCACACATGCGCCTCGTACGCGAACGGAAGGCCGTTGAGCGACCCGTTCTCCAGCAGCTCGGCGGCGCGGTTGGGGATCGCGAAGCCGAAGCCTTGCGGGGTCGTCATCTCCATCCCGCCCATCGACGGCCGCTGCGCCGGCCCATGCTGGGTGTCCCACAAGTGGGCGAGGATGATCCGCGCCGCCGTGTTGAACGCAGCCGGCGCCGCCACGCCCCACCCCGCGACATAGGTGACGGTCATCGCCGGGAGCCACGTGAAGTACTGGCCGTAGAACGGGAAGCCGAGTTTGCGCCGGATCGTCCCGGCGTTCACATCAATGTCGAGGCCGCCGGAGATGTCGATCGCGACGCCGGATGCGACGGACACGATCGACGTCACGGACACGAGGGGCCGCTGGCGGACCGACAGGACCGTGTACCCGTCGGTGAGCTCGGCCCGCTCCACCACGGCCCGGTTGATGATGGGACCACCGGTCATCGCCTCGATGCTCGTCTCGATCGTCGCGATGTAGGACTGGATTTCGGCGTCTGACGTGGTGGTGGCCTGCGGGATGTTCAGCTGGTCCTTCGCGTCGGCGAGCGGCAGCAGCGCAGGCTCGAACGGGTCGAACACGTCGAAGTCGCCGGCGCTCACCCCGGCGCCGGTGCCGGTCGCGGTCCACGTGTACTGGTAGTGGCCGAGGCCCTGCAGGTCGGCGGTGGGAATGTCCTGGTGGTACAGGCCGGTGCCGTCGTGCGCAGGGGTGGCGTAGGTGCCGGTCGTGGTCCACGTGCCGTCGGCGGCGGCGAGTTTCACCAGCAGCGTCAAAGTCCCGGCGTCTACGAGGGCGCCGGTGACGTCGCGGACCGTCGTGGACACGCGGACCGGCTGATTTTGGGGATACCTGCTCATGACAGCGCAGACCAGATGGCTAGGTTGCCGTCAGTGTTGCTGGACAGGGTGAGACTGCCCGGCAGGGACGTCTGGGCGGTGGCGTTCAGCGCCCAGCGTTTCGTCGCGGCCGTGCCGATACCCGCGTTGACCAGCGGCCCGGATGAGTTCTGCACCCGCGCGGGTGCGATGGGCGTGGTGCCGTTGGATACCAGCGCCAGATAGTAGTACCCGGCTTGCAGCGCGAACGGCCCGGCGGCCAGGGCCATCGTCTTGAGCCCCGTTGAGCCCCAGTTGGTGGTCTGGTCGGCGGTCGCGGCGACCAGCGTCCCAGCCGAGTTGTAAAGGCCGCCGAAGTTCTGCGCAGTGGTGAGCGTGCCGCCGGCGGTGCCGACGAAGATGATGACGTTAGTCACCGAGCACGCGCGGCGCAGGTTGAGCCGCTGCAGGTAGATCGTCCCGCCGGTGAGGGCGTTGAACGTGGCCGGGCACAGGGACAGGTCGAAGTTCCAGGTGAGCCAGCCGTTGTCGGCGGCGGTCCACCCGGCCTGTGATGCCAGTTCCACCGACGCCGCACCCGGGGTGTTCCCGGCGCCGAGGACCGTCGTGGACGATGACGGGCTGGACACGATGGTCGTGGAGTTGCCGTTCACCGCCGCGCCGCGCGGTGACACGCAGCCGATGATCTGCGCGTCCGGGTGCCCGTTCAGCTGGATGTAACAGTGGGTCGCTGTGGACGCGGTGTCCGGTTTGACCGAATAGCCCTCGATGATGGTCCCTGCGGTGGACGCCTCACATTCAACGTCCCACGTGGTCGACCCGTTGGGCCCGTTCTGGTTACGGGAACAGCCGAGGATCCGCGACTGCTGCGACCCTGGCCCCGTGGATGGGAACGCGCCGATGTAGTAGCACGATTTGCCGACCGTGCCACCGGAGCCGGTGAAAATGTCCCACACGGTGCAGCCGTCGATCAGCAGCGCGATCCCCGACAGCGACTTGACCGCCCCGCCGTAACACGACTCGAACCAGCAGTCGCGGAACGTCTCCATGTAGTGGTAGGCGTTCGCCCCGCCAGCACAGTCGATGTACACCATGGGCTGCGTGTTGTCGAAACCGGCGTTGTTGAAATAACACTTCCAGAACGTGTTGTTGCTGACCGACCCGGAGCCGGTGGACGACAGGCTGATCATCGGCACGGTGCGCGTCGCGTTCGTGGTGGTGATCGCGACCCGCTCGAACTCGCAGTTCAGCACGCTCGCGGTGCCGGATGAGGTGAACGCGGCCGACCCGGTGCCGGTGAGGGTGATGCCCAGGTCGTGGAAATAGCCATTCTTGAAGTTCATGTTGTGGAACACGTCGGTGGTGCCGGTGAAGCTGATCGCCAGGTTCCCGATCTCCCAGCCGGTCCAGAGGTAGCCCTGGAAGGGGAACGTGAACATGTTCGCCGCGCTGCAGTTGAGTGTCACCGCCGGGACGAGGCTGCCCCCAGTGACCACCGACTCCCCGAGGCCGCGGATCTTCACCG